GACTGAAATTAATAGTGAGTATAAGGAGATAATGAAAAGCTAATGAATCCCAAAATAGGACTAAAAATCTGCATTGCTTACTGCTTCATCTCGGAGCTAATCACAGCCTTTAGGTTTGGCTTCTTTAATCATGTAGTAACCGCATTTAAAAGGATAGACCATGCAGTTACTTACCTATTCTTTTACTGGATAATTCTTGTGAGTGTTTGGTTTATTCTAAAAATAGGAGATATTAAAAATGGATAAAAGGTTAATCGTTACAATCATTTTGTTTGTGTTTTGTGGATGTTCTGTTGACAGACCGTCACGTAGGGCGTACAATGCTAGCATGTATCAAAGACAATCGAGCCCACCATCTCATGAGGTAATAGAAGAAAGCCCGAACGGAGACTTGAAAGTAAGAGTTAATGGGATTGAAACAACTGGTCGCTATGTGAACGAAAACGACCCAGAAGAAAAAGAGCTTAGGCAAATCATCGAAAGTGATGGGTATATCGCAAATGGAGGAACCCCCGCAGCATGGTAACTTTTCTTACAACAATTTCGTTCTGCCTCAGTGTCGTTGCTCTTCTGCTTGTCGTGGGAGCAGGAACACTGGCGAATCGGCACGAGGCTAGGATAAAGGAACTTGAAGACTTTAGGAATAATCTACAAGCCATCTCTAATAATATAAAGGAGATTATTAAGATACATAACCAAAAGCAAAAACAGACAGACGAGAAATGGAACTAACATATAAAATAAAACCCTGGTCACACCAAAAGGAAACAATTGAAAGGTGCGAGGACAAGAACGCTTTCGCCATTTTCCATGAAGTAGGAACAGGGAAGACCGCAACCATGATTAATATCATGCGACAGAAATTCTACCAAAACGGTCGTATGCTTAAGGTTCTTATCGTTTGCCCCTTGGTCGTATGCGAGAACTGGCGCAGGGAGATAGTATTACATGCCGCCGAGAATCTCTCTAAGGGGGTTCTTGTCGCCACGGGAAACGACAAGGAAAAGATAAAGACCTTCGAGAATGATTTTAAAAGCATTTTTATTACGAATATCGACTCCCTTGCTCGCCCCTTAGTCTGGGAAGCAATAAAGAAACGAGATTGGGAAATGCTTATTTTGGATGAAAGCCATCAAGCAAAAACCCCCTCAGCTAAAAGAACTAAGAAGATAATAGCCCTATCCCGAAAGACTAAATACCGATTCCTTATGACGGGAACTCCAGCACCCAACTCACTACTCGATCTCTGGTCGCAATTCATGATCCTAAGTCCTGGCATTTTGGGAGATGATTATTTCTCCTTCCGTAATAGATGGTTTATGGATGAAAACAAAAACTGGAAGGGTAAGAAGTCTTTCCCCAAGTGGGTAATTAAACCAGGCTCGCAAGATAAGGTTGACCGTTTAATCAACCCCCACTGCTCTAAAGTTAAAAAGAAAGACGTGCTAGACCTGCCTCCTTTGGTCTTCTCTAATCGCTTTGTTGAACTAACAGGACAGCAAAAGCAACATTATCAAGACATGGAGAGGGACTTCATAACTTACATAAACGACAAGGCTTGCGTTGCTGAATTGGCGATGACCAAACTTCAAAGGTTACAGCAAATCCTCTGTGGTATAGTCAAAACCGAAGACGGTAAAATCCATAAAATCCCTTGCGCTAAAAAAGTAGCAATCGAAGAACTCCTTGAGAGTATTACCACAAGTGACAAAGTAATCATTTGGACTAACTTCATTGATACCTATACAGACCTTTTTGAAATCTGTAAGAAATTAAAAATAAAGTACAACTCTATCGTCGGTAAACAGTCCAACGAAGTAAGGCAGCGCAACATTGACCTCTTCAGCGAAGACGAAGAATACCGCGTGATGATAGCGAACCAACAAGCAGGGGGGATAGGTATCAATCTAGTTTCTGCCAGTTACATGATTTACTATGGGAAAACCTTTAACTCAGTTCACGATATACAAAGCGAAGGGAGGGCTTATCGTGGAGGGAGTGAAAGGCATAGTAAGATAACCCGTATCGACTTAATTACGAAAGGGACGGTCGATGAACAAGTAACAACCGCTTTAAGGGAGAAGGCAGAATTGAACAACTTTTTATTAACATTGAGGAAACATTATGGTTAAAAAACAAGACGAAACGTGGGGCGTAGGTAAAGAGGAACTGCATAAAAATGCTGACGAATACGAACTCGGCAATCTGGGAGAACTACTAAACACCATTGGAGAGCTTAAGATCAGGGAGAAGGAACTTAAGACCGAACTAGACGAGGTTAAAGAGAAACTAAAACCCTATACGGCTAAGGCAAAAAGCTTCCTCGGTGAAATGGAAATTGAGCAATTGAGAAGCTCTAAGTGTTTGTTCACACTCAAGGAGGACATTAGCGTCTCTATGCCAACGGGTACAAATTGGGAAACCTTTGTCCAGTGGGCGAAGAAAGAGGGACATTGGGACGTTCATGCAACCATGAGCGCGGCTGCTGTAGGTGCTCTCTACAAAAGCCTTAAGGAACAAGCAGAGCTAAAGGGCGAGTTAGACAACTTTGAAGTGCCAGGTATCAAGCCAGGGACTTTTAAGAAAATGACTATTACGCCAAAGGGAAAATGAGACGAGTCGATCACTGGATGAAACAACGACGACTGAAGATGGGGGTTCCATTAGAAGTCTTAGTTGAGAGGATAAGCAAGAGAAAGCAAGTTGGTGTCAAGGATGTTTTAAAAATCGAGCTAGGACAAGCAAGTACCGAGCTAGAATGCTTATACTGCCTTGCCCTGACAGACGATATTAAACCACCTGATCCACGACTTGTTAAGAAAAACAATAAAAAAGGAAAGAAAAAAAATGACAAAGAAACAAGAGGTCGCAAAAAAGGAACAAAACGAAGTGGCTGAAATGGACATGGGATGGGGGGCTGCTGAAAACTTCGACCCTCAAGATTTGATGCTTAGTAAAATTTGGTTGATGCACCCATTGTCTGACATGGTGGAAAACGAAGAGGCCGTTTCCGGTGAACTTCGAGACTCCATCAGCAAGGAACTATTAGGAGATAACAAAACCCCCTTTGAGGTTGTTGTCTTCTCTATGTATAAGACATTGTTGACACTACGTGGCGACAAGCGTTCCCCTACGAAAGTTGATATAGAACCCCTCACCGTGACTAATGCTGGACTTCCCTTCACTGGAACTGACGAGGATGGGGAAGAAGTTCACAGAAGCCATTGCTATAATTTCTATGTATTGCCAGTGAACGAAATCGACATTGCGCTACCTATGGTTGTTACCATGAGGAACACTTCCGTAAAAGTGGCTAAACGACTAATGACCGACTTTAAGAGATTCGAACAAGTTGGTAGAAATAGCGCAGGGTTTATCGTCAAGTTAAAGAACGCTAAAGAAGAGAACAAAAAGGGCGACAAATACCTCGTTTTTGATTATGAAGTGGGGAGACAAACAACAAATGAGGAGCTTGCAATTGCTTTCAAATGGTACAAGAACCTTAAAGACACAACCATTAAAGTAGATGATAGCGATCTCACAGGTGAAACACCAACCGAAACAGAGAACGCATCTACCGATGATGACCAACTTTATTAGGAGGAAGAAATGAAATTGAATTTGTTGGAACCAAAAGCGGATAGAGCCGTAAACTTGCATGTGCAAGTACAGCAAAAGAATGACAATTACCTAAACAAGCTTAAAAAAGAAACAGGCTACAACAAAGGGGAGATTGTAGATATGCTTTTGAACGCTTGTCGAGAGGGTAAAATCAAACTGTGAAGCCAGAAACCAGGTTCACAGATAGGGCAATGAAAGCTTTACGAGCGATTCCTGAGAGCGAATGGATTAAGATTCAACAGGTTGGCAAACGAGGCGATGCCGATGTCTTCGGCGTCGTTTCTGGTTTGTTTTATAGTGTTGAAATTAAGACAAAGCTACGACCCATAAAGCGTTACGAGAAGCTTCAAATGTATAAGCAACGAAGGATAGCGCAAGTAGGGGGCGCGGTCGTTTTAATGACACAAGATAATTGGAGACATCACATTGAACAAATCAGAAGAAGACAAAGATTACAAAAAGAATACGGCAAATTTGGAGCCAGAGAGTTTGAAAGAGTTGTGTCAGAGATTCGTTTGTTCCCTAGTTGAAGCTATCCATTGTTGCCCCCTTTCGAATCCAACATCACTCAAGGGGGCAAAGGAGACAGCCGCCGAAGCCCTGGAAGAAATTCTTGTAACTGTTATGTTTGGAGAAGTCGAACCACAACGGTATCTCGTTTCCCTCAAAAAACGGGTGCACGAAGGGGAGGCTGCTGGCTGGTCTGATTCTTTCTTGCAAATTGAAACAATAACAAACGATGTTGATGAAATCAATAAGATAATAATGGAAACATTCAATCCAACTAGCAGTCGATATTATTTGATTGAAAAAGTCGAGCTAAAGCTATGAGAGAGAAGACACCAGAAAAGGATGTAATAATTTTCGAGATTCCTCATGCCCTATGGTATGTTATTAAAGTTGTGTTTTTTTGCGCCCTGATATTCGTATGCAGTTATTTCGGATCTCAATTTTACCTATCTCAACAAATGTCTAATCCCCATGAAGTATCTGAGCAAAATCTTACCCCTTAAGCTACTCCTTGTTTTCTTTGTCGCTTGTGGCACAGGCGACTCGGAGAAGCATGTCTCCGTGGTTAGCCGTTCCATACACAACGATTTAATCGAGGATGCTGTAAACTACTGCAATGAAATCTTTGCTTCTAATGGTGCAACGGTGACTTGTTATTTGGCAGAAAAATGCGATGAGCATTGCGTTCAAATAGTCGATGGTAAAATATATCACAAGGGAAACCTAGTTGCTGGTTATGCAGACAATGGGGATGCGGTCGTGTCCACCTGGTGGCTTTCTAATTACCCCTACATCTCGCAACATGAATCATTAGGTGAAACAATTGCCCACGAAATGGGGCATATCTTCTACCTTAAGCATTGGGAATGCCCTTCAAGTAAAACAATTTGGGAATGCTGCATTGATGAGGATTATTATCGGAATCTAATGTGGAGAAGGCAACAGTGTGGATACCCTCACCGACCAAGAACTGATTTAAACTTCCGACAATTATCAATTCTAGGGGGATGAGCGTTTTCGCTTTTTAAATTTCTTAAACCCCTGCACTCCCTTTCGCCAAAGATAACGAAGGAGATAGAACAAGGGCTTAAGAGGAATTAAAGGCCTAGGGGGTTTCTTCCCTAAATCTTTAAAGCTACCCATGATTAATCAGTTACGGCTTCGGGATCATAGTGCAACTTTTTCAACCCTTTGTGGACCAATCCTGTAAGGGTAACTCCCAGACCAAGATTAAAAAGGTCGGCTGCTCCCATATCTTTAAGCATTTCAATCAAGGCCAGCACGAGCGGAGTCGCGGGGTTATCGGGCCAAACTTGAGCCACTACCCCCAGAATCAAGAGTATTGCCCCTAGATATGTCTTCTTGTTATTCGCAGGGAGCTTGTCGAGAAGCCCCTTGAGAAATTTAGTTACAATTAAGTTTTTTAACCAATTCATGATTCCTCAGATGGCTAGTGTCATTAATAAACAAGGGGCACTGTAGTAAATAGCGAGACCAAGAATCACCCCTATCGCTAAACTCGCTACAAGTATCTTAGCATATTCTGAGCTAGACGACTTAGGAGAATTGTCGAGTTCGGTTTTTTCGGGGTCTAGATTCCCCTTTGAGTCCCTGACTGGAGTAACTCCCTTTCGAGGAGGTAATTTTAGTGGCTCTTCTTCTTTCCGCCGAGTTTTCGGCAAAATATAGGTATTGTCCCCGTCGAGACTACCTCCTGATTTACGAACAACCCCCACAGGAGGCATTAAGGTCTACACCCATTCCGGACTAATTCTATCATGATGTGTCTCCTTGAAGAAAAAGCGTGATTAAATAAATGCAGAGGGGCAGGGTTGCGCCCAAGGTCAAGCCGAGGAGGAGTCCTTGAAGAAATCTCCAGGCTTCAATAAACTCCCCTATTTTTACAGGAAAATAAGACATCAATCTACTCTAGCCCAAGGCGTGGAAACTTGCCAAGCGCAATCTTGGGAACCATCGTTGCATACCAAAAGAGCAGGCGCAGCATAAGCACTGCCAGGTCTACTTGCTCGCCAGTGTTGTCTTTGTCCATTATGAACCCCCGCCCACGTTAAAGGATCAGCAACATAACCATCAAAGACCGTACAATACTCAAACTTCTTATGATAAGATTCTGGCAACAAGACTACTAAATTATAATTAGACTCGCTCTCCGGCTTCCACAAAAAACCATTAGCCCCATCAGGTGGAAAGTTAGTGCCTGAACAAGTGGGATTCGTGGGGTCGGGTTCGATGGTTGTCGTCGTTGTTTTTGTAGAATCGTTTAGGTCAACAATATCGATTGTATCCTCGATGACTGTTTCTGTATCCTCTAGTATTTCCTTTACTTCACCACAACCCCAGACCACCAAAGCAACGACCAATGTTATGACAATTTGTGCAAATTTAATATTTATCATTTTAAAAACAGGTAAATTTCCCGTCCCACAATAAGACCAATTATTAAAACAGCAAACTCTAAAAACCTGATCCTCTTCGATAGACTTTTAATGTCGTCTTTGTTTTCCTTGACCTGATAGCTCCTAAGCGCCTGTAGTTCGCCCATTTCAAGATCGATGTTGATGCCTCCTTCCTTAAGATTCGCTTTCATTTTTCCTCGCTTTCTGAATCCACATACATCGTTCTTCGGCAGGTGCAAAACATTTAGGTCTTACGTCTCTCCCCACATAATAATGCACGTTGTGCCAATCTTTCAGAATCGGGAAAATAGAGACAAAGGTAACTATCTCTTGTCCTGATTTTTTTATGAAAATCTTTTCCCACGTAGGGATAGACTCATTAGGTTTTAGACTTTTTAATTTGTCTCTTACTTCTTCGTGGAAACAGTGAGCCTCCACAAACTCTTGGTTGTGTTTAGTTAAGTCGGCAACCGTTTTCCCTATCAATTCCTCCTTGGAATAGCCAAGTAATTCGCAAAATTTTCCATTAACTTCTTTTATTTCGCTAAAGGGTCCAGTGATTATTTGCGCGATGTGGCTACAATGGAAAGCACGGAAAACCCTGAGTTTGGAATGCCTAAGTTCGGCCTCTTTTTGTTTTAGTTTATTCTCTAAATATTCAATGCGTCGCTTCCTCTCTTTGTCCGACTCGGGAAGCCTTACCCCTCTCGCTTGCAAAAATAGAGAAGTGTGCTCTAAGCACTCCTCGAATTTTAAAGCTATTGAGATAGTCATTTTAGGTGTCCAAATCTAATTTTTCATAAGTAGCAGCCTCTTTTGAAGCCCTATCCCTCACTGAATTCACGCAATCTTTAATATGTTCTTTAAGCATCCTATTTGCAAATTGTTTCTTACTTTCAGGATTAGGGACAAGCTCGCCCGTCCCTTCATCTATGTTTTCTTGATAGCCAAAGTGAGAAACATAGTGATTCAGCATGTCTTGTTTTTTTGCAGTAGACCAAGACGCGATAGGTTCCACTGAGTTGAGATATCCGATAATATCAGCCATTAGGTTTCTCCAGAATGCTGTTCAGTTATTAAAGTTATTAAATTTTTCATGATGCTTTGACTCCTGAGAGAATAAACCAAGAAGAGCCGCTTGATACTATTTGATAAAAATTTGTGTCGGCTCCATTGTCGTCAAGGTAGACCGTAAATCCTGCCCCTACGGTAGCAGGAGTTCCAAAGATAGCAGTAAGTTCTGCTTGAGTTGGAGGGTTAGAAACATTGCTTGTGTCTACGACGTGCTTTGTTGGCACGCTAAATTTGGCTTCTACTCCATCAATCCTGATTCTTTCTTGTTGGCCTGTTTTCAATACGAGGTCACTTCCGGTTCGAGTATCTATATTGAAATCACCGTCTAGGTAATTCAACCTCCCCCATCTTTTGGCACCCTCACCAGTATTCCATCCATACACATACAGAGATGGCGTTTCGCCAGATGCTACATTTTGAAAATATGAACAATTATCTATTCCTTGGTCTTGTAGTGCTAGAGTTGTCCCTGGGGCTGCGGATATATAAGTGGCAGTATTTCCAGTCACCCAATTTGATACGTTTCCAGCCCTGTTAAATAATTGCATTCTGGCATTTGCATTATTACCCCTGATTCTAAATGCTGGGATTACCCCAGAAGTGACACCATCAAATTGCATCACATTCCCCGACGCTGTTACGTTTAACGCTCCTCCTGCGGTAGTTTGAAAATCTGTATAATTAATTAAGTCGGTATGCGTCAATCTTAGTTGAGGGTCTATCGCGTCTATTATTTCTAATCGTCTATCTGCTGCTATTGATTTATTTATAGAAACATAGCCAGTAGGACCGTCTACCCTCAAAGGTTTTGATGGTAAGAGAGATACTGTTCCTGCTCGTATATCTGCTGCTGTTTCTGACGCAATAGCAAAATACCCCGAATTGTCAAATATGTAATTTACACCGGATTGACCTGCAAGTAGCATCCCTACCCTACCATCAGTTCTATCAAGAGTTATCCCAGATCCTGTTCCTGTGTTTTTAAAATAACCGACTCCTTGGCTTACCCCATTCCCAATTATTTCTAGCGGATGCCTAGGCGAGTCCGTTCCAATACCCAATCTCTTATTTGTATCATCCCAGAACAACTCGTCCTCTTCAGTATAAGTCCAAGTATTGCCCCCTGCATTCCAAAAAAGCATTTGCCCTTGAGCTGTTCCAGCGACAATGTTTCCACCGCCTGTTTCATCTTGCCAGCTGATGTCCGTCCCATCAGATTTCAATATTTGGTTTGCTGTCCCTCTTCCTAGTCGAGTAGTAGCATTGGCGGAATCGCGATAAATGATATCTCCACGAGTTGTCATAGGGTCAGAGAAGCCTCCGCCGTTAGTCGCGCAAGCAGTTATGATAATGTAAGTAGGTTCAGGAATCCGAACGACTAAAGGGCTACTGTCAACGACTATTATATATTCGCACTCACTCATTTGACTGTAACTGTGTCTTTGAAATTAACTACTCCCCCTATTGGAGTGCTATCAAATCCCGCAAGGTCTGTTCTAAGTATGTCCCAAAATCCTTGCCTTCTTTCGATAGCCCCTGTTTGTGTATCAGTTAAAGACATTGAGATTTGTCCGTTTACAGCATTTACAATAGTTACAGTGAAGGTTGCTATCAAAGTCGAACTTCTTGATTGGGATTCCCTGATTTCGGCTTTAAAAGTATTGTCTGTTATGTCTATGGGATTTAAGCCAGCCGCATCCGTTGCAAATTGGAGATTTTGTAGAAAATCATTTCCTTTTAAAATATCTAAATCGTAAACCCCTGTGTTCATATCTCAACCTTCCCCTATGATTAATTGAAACCAGCAAGATAGGCACTCTCGCTCGTTTTATGTAGCGTCTTGACAAATTTCAGAATTATAAAAAGTTGAATAATGAGCAGTTGCCTCTTCTGTCCTTACTCCGTAATACATCTGCAATTGAGATGTAGGAACGTTAGTGCTGATAGTCCCTTGCGTCGCTCCATCTACAAACCACTGAACTTCGGTATCGCTATTGAATGCAATGGAGAAAGTATGCAAGCTAGTATCTGCCACTGGCCCTGTATCGTCGCTTCCCCCTCCCCCGTAAGACTGTGTAAGTCTTAATTGGTTGCCCCCATTATCGTATATTTCAAGAGCATTTCTTGGAGCAGCACTAACACCTATCATTGCACCAGTGCCACTTTCTGTGATTATTAAATTTCCATTACTATCCGTCTGAAAATCAACTTGCTCAGTAAGCCCATCATTATACAAACTAAAAGTTTTAGTTAAATCATCCCAATGACCTTCAGGAATGTGGCCGTGCGTGCTTGCGAGACTCTGCGCATGAAGAGAATTACAAATAAAGAATAAGATAATAGTAAGCTTGTAACTTTTTCCACTTAAGAAGCATCTTAACAAAGCTAATATAGGTCTTATCATTACAAGCCACATGTTATCTCTTGTTATGCAGGGTCGTAGTTCTTACAATTACAAATAGGGCAAACTAGAGCCTTGGCTGGTTCACCCGTATGAGCGCCTATAGTAGCATCCAGGTTTGTCTTATCCTCTACACTTAAATCATTTGCATAGAGTGCAATTAGAACATCTCCCTCTACTTTTATGCCTTGAAAATCCACAGGAAGTGATATTGCTATAGATTTATGTAATTCTCCAGGATCTATACTACCCAAAGAAGTATCCTCTGATACTGAATATTTATATTCTGCCATTATGGAACCCTCCAAAATTCTATACGGGCTTCCTTTATGTATGTAGTGTTCCCGTTGTTGTTAGCATAGTCTATGTCTATTGTATGCGCAGCATTAGTCAAAACAACTTCTACGAAACCACTCTGATGATAGTAGACACCATTAGCATACTTCTTCTTTTGTCCAGTTGTTGTAGAATATATAGTAGTAGTGTCATCAACCTGAGCACGAAACTCAGAACTCTCGTTCTCATTATCAGAAGTATAATTAAAACTAATACCTATTCTATAATTACCCGCTGGAACAATTGAAGTAGTCAATCGTAATTTTTGTTGAAATGTCGCACTAGTTGTAGAAGATTCACCAGCAGAATAAGCACTATCATATTCAGAACCAAATACAGTCGCGATAGTTATAGCGTCATCAACATATTTTTTATTAGGGATAATATCGTCACTGACTACTAGGCCCTCGTAGTCAGTGACTCCAGAAACATCTATTGCTCCATCTAGTTCAATCTTAACTCCATCGGAATGCCCGTGTGTCGTTACCGCTTGTTGAGCATACACGAATGTTGTTACTGAAAAAAAAAGAGAGAATGCGACAATCGTTCTTTTCATTATTAACTCCTGTCTTGCCAAACTTTATCGTAATCAACATCCAAACTCTTCGCTGATGTGGTTTCTGTCCTCACCGCTATCCACGGTTGCAGATAGGCAGTTGGCACATTTGTGGTCACTGACCCCTGCGACACATCATCAATAAACCATTCCAACTCTGTGTCAGATGTAAAAACCCAAGAAAGTTTAGTAATGCTAGTTGTTGCATTTGCTCCAGCATCGGTAGTGCAAGTGCCTGCCGTACATGCTTCTAAGTTCCAAGCTGCCCCAGCGCTAGCATCAAAATAAAAACGAATATAATCATCGTCACTTGCCCCACTTACTTCGATGAATCCGAGGTCTACTTCTATGTCAGCGATTGAAGGAAGCTGGACTCTGAAGCTTTGATTTGGTTGAGCAGTATTAACAAACTGGGCGACATCGTTCCAATCAATCGACTCCTCATCTGTCGAAGTTGCCCCAGTTGTCAAACGAAACCATCCATTAGATCGACCGCTAATCGGGGATCTACTTCCTGTTGTCGTTCTAGTAGCCCATTGAGACCCAAGGACTCCCCACATCTCATCTGCAAAAAGAACTCGAGTTGGGTTGAACTCAAGAGCAGAAACCCTACCCTCGTTGTCAACACTGAATTTACTAGTCCCGTTTACCTCCGCGTCGATTAGATATTGTGCGCCTGAGCCTACTGCTGTTTCGGTGCGGTTGATTAGGAGGTCGGTGTTTGAGGCTGTGCCACTAGCTTGGTTATAGTTGGGGGTAATCGCCACTGAATTGCTTTGCCCAGAGGTATTGGCCTTATTCCAATTGCTGTTAAGTAAAAGACCATTACCCGCACTTCCACTACTGAAATTTCCATCTATAGACATCGAAGTTGAAGACGTATTATCTAATATCTGATTCAGGTATGTTATCCCTGTGTTTGTAACCCTGAATTGGGTTCCTCCCCCCACCTGCGCATCAATTAAATTACTAACCCCAGGGCTTGCGGTATCAGTCATGTCAATCTGTAGCCCAGTGTCATTACCAGCAACTTTGTTAGTTGTGTAATTTAATTGAAGAGCTACTTCGTCACCAGCGGCGGCATTCAATGTAGTAGTCTGATTGATATCTACCGGGATTAAGTAAGGCAAAACAAAAGAATCATCTCTAAAAGATGCATCGCTTATAGTGAAACCATCAGCTATATTGTCTCTAAAGTAAGCATTCTCAGCTAAGTCAAAATAATAAGTCTGCCTTCCTTCGTCATAAGAAAAAAGGTTGTTCGTAACGACCTGCGTTCCTGTTAAATTCTGGGAAGAATAAACAGCATATGGCTCTGCTGTTGCGCTTTCGCTCAATCGAACAAAGTTATTTGTAATAGTTGCATTATTTAGAGTATCGATAAAAATACCAATTCGTAAATCATCGCTCAAACCAGCATTCGTTGTGGTCACTACATCATCCAACTTGTTGCCCATGACAATTACATTATTCAAGTCAGCGTCAATGCTCGCATTGAATACCGAATTATCTACGCCTAACCCTGTTTGAGTTGTTGATTGTATAGAGTTACTTAAGATCGAGCCAGCAAATGCCTCTGCGTAAACTCCTCTCCCCGCGATATCATATACAGTATTGCCAACTATCGTCCCGTTAAAAACTCCTCCCTCGGTCCTGATGCCATCTCCTGCATTTACTCCACTAACATTATTGTCACTAATTACTAGATTAATAAAAGCGTAAGAAGTCCCAGCTAGGGCAGAGGCTAGAATCCCGTGACTGCCTGAGTTTCTAACAATATTACCGTCAACTATACCGTAATTATGCGCTGGTGATAATGCAGTTAATTGTAATTTAATTCCTTGAAGCACCGTTGTATCGACTGTATTTCCAGACATAGTAATTGAATCATTGTTGTCTGAATAAACTCCATGTTGGCCAACGGTGTTAATAATCGTATTTCCTGTCAGAAGGATGCTTTCATTTTCTCCTCCTAAAAAAACAGAAGTACCTGCGTCTGATATATCGTTATTAGAAATTGTTAATTTCTTAGTCGAGATGGTTGATGATAGTAAGTTAATCCCAAAGTTGTAGTTTTCGCCTGGGCTAATTACCCCTGAGCCTGGGCCTACGATTCTGTTATTTACAATCAGTGTATTATTGTTGTTATAAAGCTCAATTCCAGCATTACCAAAGTTTGAAATATGGTTATTCCTTAATTCGGTATTCACTGAGGATAAAACATAGATTCCATCAGCCGCCGTTTGACCGAGTGGGTCAAAATCAGTGCCGAGTCCAACTAGAGTTAAGCCTTCAATTTTAATATTGTCGCATCCATTGACTAAGAAAGTTCTGGTGAGAGGTGCAGTTTGTGTGAAAATAGCTCCATACCCAAAAATATTAAGATCATCTATGCCCGCAATAGTAAACCCTGTGGTTAGAGTGTAAGCACCTGATGCTATTGTTACATTTTGATTTCCTGAAAGGGACGCGAGGGTTTTCGTAATTGCGGTTTCGTCAGCTCCCCACCACCCAGAAAAGACATCCGTAAAAGCGTAGGTAGTCGCTCCGAGTCCACTAAAAACAATGTCGTCCCCAGCCTCAAAATCTCCATTGATTGTTAATGTTCTAGTTGCGGCGATACTGAAAGAACCACCTTTAACTACTTTTAATGTTATGTTGCTTGGGATAGTAACATTATTGGATAAGGCACAAGCAACCGGTACGACTAGAGTTGTTTCGGTTGCCCCAATGCTAGAAATAGCAGAGTTCAAGAGAGCGTCAGTGCAAGGTGTCCCATATTTCTCTATCGTAATTTGGCCATGTAAGTTTGCGATAGCATAACCACTGTTATCGACACTGAATTTGCTTGATCCTCCCACTTGCGCGTCGATCAAATATTGAGCGCCTGAACCGACTGCGGTTTCGGTGCGGTTGATTAGGAGGTCGGTTGCTGCGGCTGTCCCTGTTTGATTATAAGTTGGAGCAATAGAGACGCCATTGAACTGTCCGCTACTGTTTGTCACATCAGTTCCGACTAAACATTCAATCCCATTATCTGCTACAGTGAAATCACGCAACTGCAACCCAAGACTTACGTCATTTGCGGTTGTAAATATCAGGGGCGTTTGTAAAGATGCGCTCAAGAATCCCCCTCCTGTATTACGGACATAAAATTTAGGACTAGAAGCCACATTCGCTTTGACCAAATAGCTCAAATCAGGACTGGCCGTATCGGTTTGGGTGATATGCAGACCAATATCATCTCCACTGGCTTTGTTTGTTGTATAGTTTATGGAAAATGCGGATTCCTCCCCGGTCGCTTCATTGAGTACATTTGTAGTTGAGCTTATAGCATCTACCCATTCGGTGCCATTATATACCCATCCAGTAGATTCACCGATGTTGGGTTCCGAATTGAGCACCATTTGCCCGATTGAAGGTGTGGTGTCTGTGGGGAGCTCGGTAGAGATTGCATAACTATCTAAATTCTTATTCCCGCTGGAGTCGATGATTGTTTTAATCCTGCTATTGCTCGGTGTATATATTCGTAACTCTTGTAGTGATAAGCTAGCATTCCCTCCAGTCACCCCAAGCCATACAGTTTCCATGTCTGGATGGAAAGAGACGTCGAATGTAACACGCCCATCATCTCCCCCTGGGTTCATGATGTCTCCCGCCCAAGCATATCTTTCCCCAGCTGCTAAATACTGAAATCCTTCGGGAACATAATCAGAGCCAGTTATCCTGGCCCCCAGATTGTCGAACGCGATAAAGACAATACCACCCCCTGTCGCGTCTATAGTTGCTTGAATAAATGCTTTTCTCATGAAATCTCGAGGCTCTTGGCTTAAATCTAATTTGATACCGAGCATCGTATACCCCAATAAGGGCATCTCTAAATATGTAGATTGTAAGTCTATTCCAGCAAGGTTAGTGACCTGGTTAATCACATCAGTCTCCATAGCATACCAGGCATAACCAGGGGGGGCCCATACTCCGCTCGCGCTTTTGGTTAGTTGCTCTCTAGATATATGACTGACAAGGAAATGATCTCCTGATGTTTCAGTCATGTAGGGCGACTCAAATTTATTCTGGCTAAGAATAGTCTTGCTCCCCGCATGGGTAGCAAGTACCAACTGGGTAGAGTCGTTCGCATTATGCAGCGTGTAGATATAAATAGAATTATTATTGAACCTTCCATCCCCCCCTAACATCCCCTTATTTATTGACGCACTTTCCCACCTCATGCCAAAGAAAAAGTTTCCACTAACAGACTTTGCCCCCGTGCTATATATAGCGACTGCGCCAGCGGCGTTGCTATTGTGGATTTGCAAAGAAGGGTTATAAAATACATTTTGATTCTGCTCGTAAGTCCCCGAACAGTTGAAAGTAATGCCCGAAACAGTCGCTGCTAAATTCGTGGATAAGGCTGTAACAAAATCTCCGCCATAAAAAGTATTTTGATTTACAAAGCCCACACCAGAGGAGTCCAATATTAGCCCCTGAGCATTTCCCCTTACTGTGCCTAGCTCGATCTCGTTATATGCCGTCCCTGTGGCTACTTGGCTGACAAGATTAATCCCATAATAGAAATTATGAGCTGACAATCTTCCTCTGAAATTTGTTATATCTTGTAATTTTAATCCTGAATAGACATCTGTATAGTCTATAGCGCTTCGCCTAACGTCTATAATAGAATTGAACGTTTTTTTATAGTCTGTCCCTGTGATATTGCTCCCCCAAACAAAAGCATCTTCGCCGCTGCCAGTGAAGAGTAATATAGACTCACAGATAAAAGGAGTCGCATTCACATTAGTCAGCTGAGAAGCAAAATTATAAGTTCCAGCCCCGCCCGCGCAAAATGTCCTCTCACTAGTTGAGTCAATTGCTGCTTGAATTGCTGCGGCATTGTTCGTTGACCCATCGGCGAGAGCGCCAAACCAATCGATATAAGACTCTCTTAATCCCGAGACCGCCCCCGTTCCAGTAAGACTAAAAACTTGGTCTACCCCAGCTTTGAAATCTCCATTGATCGCAAGAGTAAAAGTATTACCAATAGAAAATTCCCCACTTTTATCTACCGCTATTGTGATATTATTGGGAACAGTAACGTCGGCCCCAAGTGTGCAAGTTTGATTCACTAGGATAGTTTCTTCACTTGCCCCAATCGTTGCGATAAGCGCATTCAGAGTGACATCGGTACAAGGACTAGTCGGGCAATTTACATCCGTTAAATCGCAAGTGGGAAAAGGGATTGGTCCCCCACCGCCCCCACTACCAGGCGAATAAAGATAATCTTGAGCTAGAGCCGTCGAACAACAAACAAAAAAAAGGATAAGAGCAAAAATGTGTTTCATTCTCTTAAGGTCTCCTTGCGTAAGAAAAGCAAACTGAGCCAGTTGTAGCCGCCGCCCCTGATACGTATTTTCCATAAATGAAATATTCAGTTTCCCGACCGCCTTGATGCCAGATAGTCTGTGCTCTATGAACACCCGCAAAATACATATCTTCAACCGTCTTAACTGCATCAGTCATAGAAGAAATTTCTAAATTAGCATCAAGGTCGTTTTGGATGTAAATCTGTGTAGAATTAGAAACTGTTACCGTGGTTAAAAGTACCCAGGTAGTGTCATTGAGATCCCCAAAGGCTTTACAAGAGAGAGGGCCATAGGGGATTGAACTAAATCCCGCAAAGCTAAAAAAAATGAACAGAATACAAAAAAGGCTTGTTAGTTTTCTCATTTTATTCCTCGTCTTTTAAGACCTGCTTATAGGCTCCATTGATCATCCAGCGTCTAACCATCTCGGGATATTCTTGATTTCCTCCGCCATTGTAGCGCAAAAGTACTTTATCAAAAAGGGCTTTCTTATCTGTAACACCTTCGCTCTTAAATTTGTTAATTATTTTTGCCACAAACCCACAACCCACTCTGAGATTATGGGTAGGTAGAAGTAAGCTACTTAGAAATACTTTATCAAACCCATTCTCCCTCGCCGTCTCTCCCATGATCTGCATCAAGCCCCAAGAAGTCGCTCTTGCCATTAACTCAGAAGAAAAGGTCGGAATTCTTCGAGGCATCATTCCAGGTAGTTGATCGGGAGATTTTCCCTTTAAATATCGGTCAAAGAAACCTTGCTCATAACGAAATGCCCAAACATTTCCCCTAGATTCCTGATAGATTAAAGCGGAAATCATTTTGGGGTCTAAATGCAAGGCCGCGCACTGCCTCCGAATTTCAAAAGAAATATAATAACCATCTGTGATTAAACATTGGCTTGAGAAGTCAGGATTGCTGTTCATTCATTCCCCTTTCGAGTCTCTCTCTCATTTGTTTCACTATTATCATCTGATTTATATTTGGCCTTATCTCATCAAAAGCGTCTAGCAATAAAAGTAATTGCTCAACTGTTAGACCAAAACACTCTAAACCATCCGTGTGAGCTTTAACTATTGCATCAAGAATACTTTCCAATCTAGCGAATATCCTTCTAGGTAATCCATTGGGAAAAAGATTATTAACTGCTACTGAAACCCACTCCATCCAGATTTCAAGTTCTGATCGAGTATCTGGCTCCAACCCTCCCACTAAGGATGCTCTTTTTAATGCAAAAATTATTCGTATCCCATTTAGATTCTCTTCTTTTTTTTGTTCCATATATTGTCTCCAAACTACTTGTTTAAATGTTTCTTGTTTAGCCAGCATACACGAACATAAATACATCGTTCGCATTGCCCTCCCTATCAAAATTGACATTAAAAGCCGACTTCCCGAGAGTTGTCGCCCTTACTATGTCATCACTTTGAGCTTTTAAACGACCAGGTTTATTTTCAGAGACACACAAAAGCGTTCCCGCACTTATCGCCCCTCCCTCGTCACAAACCTTCACCCCTGGGAAATCGCCTGATTCGGTATCCCCTAGAGCAATTATTTTTAATTCAACCCTATCCTGAAATCCCGTCTTTGTTACGATCTCAGTTCCCCCTTGTTCGTTTATGACTTCTTCTTCGACCTCAATTGGTTCAGGCGTGATTTGTTCTCCAGCATAAACACCGAAAACTGCGGGGTCATTATGATGTGCCCTCACTATCGTTTTATTATCTCCTGAATATTTCACGGGATCTCCAATTTTTACATCTTGAGCGCGATTATCCGCATTATGAATCCCTGAAAAAGAAGCATAGTTTGAGCAGGTGATTCCGTTAATTTTATAGGAGCTTGAGCCGAGGTTGATGCCATTATTCGTTAGAGTTCCTGCATTGTTAATCGGAAGCCAGAATGCGGAAGAGGCCAGTTGGAAACCCGCGTAACCTACCACATTACTGTAGATTTTGATTGCGCCACTACCTACTACGCCATATTGTAAATAGATATTTCCGATTCTCGAATTGGAACTATCAACCCCAAGGTTCTTGTAGGTTGAGGGATGCAAGGCTGCCCCAAAAGCTGAGGTATTGATTTTCCAGGCGACTGCCCCATTTTGATAAAGATTGAGTGTTGCATCAGACGACGGCCCGATGATCATACTACTGCTCCTTGTGAAGCTGCTACAATTCGTCATAGCTGTTATGTCGTTGTTGCTGCCTAGCATTGCTGCCCCTAAGTTCGTTCGTGCGTTAGAAGCACTCGAGGCTCCTGTTCCTCCATTTGCTATTGTTAGATCAGCACCCGACCAATTATCATTATTTATATTACTAAGTTGGGCTAAACTTCCTAAACCTAAATTCCCTCTAGCCGTTGCCGCATTTGCAACATCACTCAAGTTATTTGCAATTGCCAAAGCCCCAGCTTGGGAAGCAGTTACGACGTGAGGATTTGAAACATTGTTAACATGAGCAGCATACGTAGCCAAGTCAGGAGCACCGACTTGAGCAGCAGTTACCGCATGAGGATTTCCAGTTACATCGTTGATATGATTTGTGTAATCAGGTAAAGCATCTACCCAGGAAGCACCAGACTTTCTTTCAAACCTATTCGAGTTCCATCTTACTGCCCCATCAGGAACATTGAAATCTGCCGAGAAGTCCATCTTTGCAATAGACTCATCTCTCTCTCTAAGCTCAGGAAGAACTTCCGTATTATAATTACTATCATTATCGGGTTTATCCCAATCAACCATCTTCTTATTCTCCTATATGGGCCTCTTGATTTTAACCTGGTCAGCACCGCAATCCCAGGCCGAACCCCTAGACTCCAGGTCGATGTCGTCATTAAAAAAATTTGATAAACCTACGCCTTGACTCCTTGCTACTGTATCGTTAGGATTAAGATGTAAATCATCATTTACCTCATCCACAAACGAAGGCACCCTCCCTTGGTGACTAGCTCCATCAGGACTTGATCTATCCGAAGTTACGTTGGCCGCAGTATTCACGGTAAAATCTGCTCCATCGTCGTAATAATCCTTATCGCCACTGTTGATTATGACGTTATTTTTAATGTTAGCAATAGCAATTTCTTCGCCACGCTTAGCAAGCTTGATGCCGTATCTATCAGCGTCTTTAATCGTATTGTTAAAACAATTTATTGGAGAACTATCAGAAACGACTCTTTGGATTTCAATATTATCATTAAACCCCATGACTATAGAGTTTCGAATATAAACCGCATGACCTCCTCCCATTGAGAGAGTATCTTGAATCCCTATACCCCCAGAGCCCACCGAACGGCGAACAATGCAAGCATTGATTACAATATCCCCCTCGTCCAAGTCCCCACTGATAACAATTCCACGAGCATCTTTATTAGTCCAGTATAGGTCACAATCAATCTGGATGCCCTCAATTAAAATATTACAAATTAAAATCTCTAAAACAGTATCATCGAGACAGCTTAATCGGTAACAAGAATCGTCCCATTTGCCAGGATGTCTACCGCTAGACTTAATAGGATCTCCGAGGATTGATATTGAATTTACATCCCATCCCCCCAAATCTACTCCTTGCGTGTCCTTGGTCGCACCGGAGCAATAGACATAGTGATCATGAATTGAGGTTTCACATTCGCCTGCATCCCATTCAGCTAAAGAACCATAAGCCCTGTCTTGACCCTCTGTCCCTCTAGTCTTGCCACTCCCGCCAGCAGGACTCTCTGTATTAACGTACCTAATAATATCCATTACAATTTCTTTATGTGATGTTCGATATCGTCGTAAGCAATATAAGCCTTTCTCCACTTAGTAAGCTTCTGTTTAATCTTTCCATCTAAATCTTCAACCGCAATTCTGTATTCCCTTTTTTTTATTGGCTTGCCATTGTCCTTCTTCGTTTTGACCATTTTGTTTAGGTCTTTTGCTTCAAAGTTAGTCACGCAAAGAAAGCCCACCTTACTACTAGAAGAAATATCCCACTTGTCAGGACTAGAATCATAATCCTTGTAAGCAAGGATATATCCATTTTTCCAAGCAAGCTCATTCTTCTTATCAACATAATTGAAAGAAGAAACAAGACATACGATTAAATCAACATCTACATATTCAGCAGCCATTAAACCTCTATATAAACAAGATGTCCGCTAGTTTGGTTACTACCACCAGCATTTAAAACGAGAGCTTCACCAACCGCCGTTTCGATTAAACCCAAAGGACAATGAGGGGAATTAACCCCCGATAGTGCATCTACACTCATGACCCCCGACAAAGCCGTAGATGCCCCACTCTTCCATGTTATCGTTTGTGCTACCACAACAATAAAGAGATATTGAAGCACCCGAATTTTCTTACCCCCAACAGCCGCAACAATAGTATTGTCACCTGAGCTTGCAAAGTCTATTTTCGCAAACTTAGGAGTGACCCCCACACCGTTAAGAGTGAGTTTGTCGGTAGATAAGTTTGAGCTAACAGGAAGTGGCGAAGCTTCGGTCGTATCGGTCGCGACCCCATCAACACCATGTGTTACTTTAACCCGTTGGTAAATTACACCACCAACGTCATCCCCCGCTATAGTTACCCCCGTTCCGGCGGTAATGGTAAAATTATCAGCCATCTTTCTTTCTCCTTATGAAACAATTATACCCGTTGCTTTCCAGGTAAATTCACCTGTGACTCTAACCCCTGATTCATCAAGTAGCTTAACATAAAACTTTTGGTCAGCAGGAGCAGAAGCAAGATCATATAATAAATTTGTATAACGCTGTGTCCCAAGTGGTGTAATGGCGTCTGTGACTATGGTTACAATGTCCACAAAAGACCTATTGAAGTCCACTTGATTTCCGTATGTCGCAATATCCGTGCTGTCAGGATTTGTTCCTGATATCGTTGCATTCCCACGTCCCTCGTCGTCTGTTTTCTGAACCTTAAGGACAAGACGCATAGAGCAAAGTTTTGTAATTGAAGTATCGTCAGCAGGTGTTTCGCCCGTGTAGGTCAAACCCAAAGGCCCCATTGCTTCGCCATCTTCATGAACTACTGTTCCAAAGACAATAATTAAACGGATATACCTAAAGTTAGAAGCCAAAACTTCAAGCTCATTCTCTGGAAAAATTACCCAATCAACTCCATTGTCAGAAGCCGCCAAAGTAATCGTTTTAGAAACACTTCCTGCTATTACGGTTTCCAAGTAACTAAAGCTCACAATAGTTGCAGGTAAAACAGCTCCGAAATCCACTACTTGAATATACATCCCATAACCAGGCGTCGGCTGAGAATAGATCGGATATCCTGCATCTACTTGGTCTTGTATCGTCGACCAGCCATTATTTACGAAATGTTCACTCCAGGTTTCAGTAATATTCTGAGGAGAAATAATACAATCGTTCTCTTCGTCTATTTCTACGTTGACAGTTAAAAGCGCATCCTCTGGATCGAGATATTGATCGTCTCTTAAAATAAAATTGTCTGGATCACTTACATTTGTTTGAACAGAATTTGGAGTCCCTTCATTCCCCGCAGAGTCAATAGCAACTACCCAGTACCTATAAGTTCCCCCCGTAAGCTCAAAATAGGTAAAGAATGTCCCAGGATTATCCACAAGTTCTTCGGTAGTAGCATAGACGTCGCCCTTCTTGATTTTATACTTTTCAATTGGAACTGTGTGTTGAGCTGGTATCTCCCAATTAAGAAAAACATTATTATTACTTACTGCTGAATTTAGATTAACCACGGCACTCGGAGTTTGGATACTTACCGTCGTGCTCCCAGGTGTTCCAAGGTTTCCCGCCACATCCCTAGCCGCAACCCAAAAAAGACGATCGTCTCCCCACTCTACCTTGTCAGTGAATTTCGTTCCCTTGATATTGGCCAAAGGAATAGAGCCTGCCCAAGTTGGCCCGTAAGAAATCTCATATTCATCAATAGCAAAAAGAGAGACAATGTTTTCCCAATTAAGAAAAACGTCACCACCTACTATTTGAGAGGTGATGACAGGAGAAGGAGGCGCAGGAATAACCGCCGTTTGAGGTGTGGCGTTTGTGCTATAATTACCAGAGGTGTCAATTGCCTTAATCCAAAAATTATAGGTACCCGCAGTTTGGATTCCCCATGTATAAGTTGTGGCACTAATCTTTGAAGCAATCGCCGTTCCTGTTTCCCAAGTCGCCCCTTCTCTAATCTCGTATTCCTTTACATCAATGTCAGTAACCTCGCTCCATTGAAGAAGGATGCCGTATTTATTAACTGTGGCATAAAGAACTGAAACATCAGAAGGAGGCGCACTTTTTCCAAGTACTAAATGATTTGCTACTGTCTCCCAGATTAGAGAACGAACACCAATCGCATTAACTGTTCTTATTCTTACGTCGTAATAATCCCCATCTTGAACATCTAGAAGACGAGTCCAGGTTTGCGTTGCTGGAACAGGAGTTGCGTCTTGCCAATCTGGATCAGCCGAACGCTTGTATTGAATCTCTATCTTACCAAGTTGAGAAATTGGGTCTGTGGGGATATCCCATGTTGCACGAATCGCCGAAAAAATTGTCCCATCCAACCGCTTGTAAAGTTCAGCCGTTCCACTGAAGATCTGCAAGTTCGTAGGATTGACCACCACGTTCGGACTAGGTAAGTCCGTATTTGGGGCAAGGTCAACTTGAGTTTCAGAACCACCAGCCCAATCAAAGACACCTTCTGCCGTTTCACGTAAAGTTAAAGCTACCCCCAAAGTCGGAGCACCACCTGAATTGTTTAAGGCAAGTTGAGTATTAACAACCTCAAATTCCTTTTGGCTCCAACCATATCGGTCTAAAGTGAGTTGAACATTGTCTCCAACCCTTAATTGATACGCAGAAAGCTTGCACACAATAGAAACCTGAATCCCTTGTCGAATCTTTTCTAAAGCTATTTTCGAGATACGTTGAGCCGTAGCACCGAATACAGTTAGAGGATAATCCTTCTCTCTCCATATCTGTCGTCCATCTTGGTCTTGATAAGTGGCGTTTGTTATTGCAGGGTAGTCCGTTTCCTCCCAATTCTGCTCAGGGCTTTTGTATGTCCCTTTTATCGCATTGAAACTATCCTTAATGTCTATCTGGGTTCTTACGTCAATGCCCGATATTATTTCCCTAAGTGTAATCTCTACAGTGGGGGTTCTCCAAGCTCCAGGCATTATGATCCATTGACCATTCGTGTAAGCTACAAACCCCGCAATACAGCCTGCCATCGTTCTTAAAACATCTTGATAACTTTGATCTGAGTCAAAAACTCCGTTTATCGTATATCGCGATTCGTAAACCTCGACTTGTTGAGCATTGGGAGGCGAAGCAACCAGAGTTCTTGTAAGCTTGACATAAACTTGACCCGCCCCGTCTGTAATCGCACTTTTCTCTACTTGATAATACTCAGTACCAAACTTCAACCATTGACCACTTTGGAGAACCCGAGTGTAGGGTTGCCAGTAATGCAGCTTAATAACACTGCCAGTTTGACCACTTCCCCAAACACGAGCGTACCCAGAATCAGAATATTTATCCGAAACATCCACAAGAATAGTTTCATCACAAATATCTGCTGCCTCAATCAAAGTGTCTTCATCTATCTGTGCATCATAATCCACCCCAAGACCGTAAGAGTCTTCTGCTGAAGTCATCAAATAGTTATTGATACAAAGAGCTGCATTATTTGTGTATGTCCAAGTATCAGGATCGTTATAACGATGGGTTCCAGTTCCTTGCCTCGAACTGTCCAACCTTGGATCGTAACATTGCCTCCCCCTTACTTCATAGAAAATTTCAGGGTACCCATTTGGATACCTATTCGCATTAAAATAGAGAATTAAATAAGCTAAGGCTCTGTTTCTTTGTCTATTAACCGCCGTCCATTTACCAGGGAATAAAACCGAACTTTGACCAACCGCATCTGAGTTCGCAGGTTGATCGGGATGGCCACGAGATTGAACAAAAGCCGAAGCGTAAGCGAGGAAAACTTCAGGTGTAACCGTACCAGGAAAGGCCCAATCATAGAACCCAAATTTACCATCTCCAATCTCCGTTCCTATGTCCTGGTCTAACCATGTAAACCGAACCCCATCGATAAATATTTCATCGACACCGTGAACTTGATGCCCTGCGTAAGTATCGATTATATGGAGCCAGTTACCCCCCTCGTTGATGTCTGTGGTCACAAAGGTAACATTGCCCTGAACTCGCGTTTCGCCGTATATGATTTGCCAGGGAGCTTTAGGAAGACGAACGGAAAGCTCTCGCCCCTTACTTTCTACTTCGGTTTTTTCATCGACGGGCGTAACACCATCAATCACTATGTCATTGGTCGGAAGTATCGCCGTTTCCTCTTCCGAATCCCCCATAGCGATTTCTTCAAGCTCTTTATAAAAGGATACCGAATCTAGACCCCCAGATTCATAGGCATCAATCGCAGACTGCTTTTCGTCTCCCCAACTGAAGGGATAACGAGTAACACCCCCAAATTCCGAAGCTCCTTTATCGACTGCTGATACAGGTTTTGTTCTATCGTCAGACGCCACTATTAATCCCCCAATACCCTCGCCATTCCTGTAAATAACTCACATATTCAAACCCTCGGTCATCGGGATAAAAAGCCCTTTGGCCTTCGTGGGTATATCTATGCTGTGGAGCATTCTTGAGTTTGTTTAATTTGCTTTCGTATTTGATGCTAATCGTCGAACTTTGGTCGGTTTCTTTGATGTCCGCTGTGCTCATTTCACCAGCCAAAAGTTGAATCGGGTCGGCGATAAGCTGCAAACTACTGTCCAAAAGAGCTAACCAAAAATAACCAGGAAGATTTCTAGTTTGATTGCTGAGGATATTGGAAATTAAACTTAAAGGTAAACCAGAAAGTTCAACAGCAAATCCATTGGCTACAATTGCCTCGCTTTCCTGTATGGTTGGAAAACCTCGAAGCCAGCCATTCCCAACGAACCTTTTTCCATCCCAAAGAAGCTCTCCCACACCACTCCAGAGAAATAAATCTACCGCATCAAAATTACCCTGGAATAGATAAGCAGGTCTTACTAGAGATTCCCCCAAGGCGGTAATCACAGCAGGCGTGAGGTTCCTACCCATCAAACGCCTCCAATGCCGAAAAACCTAAACTATAAACTCCACCAGGCCCCGACGTTGGCCCATACACTTCCCAAAATCTTTGAGTGTTGTTAGTGAGCCGAAATAGCCCTTTAGGCTCATTTAGAATCAAAGGGGCATTATCGGACGGGGATTCTTTAACTTTTGGAAATACGTCAATTACGGCATCCCCCGAAGCATCTGTGTCCACATCTTGTAAAGCCTTATGTAAACGATTCCCTACCTGGAACATATCACCAGCTTTGAGTATATCCGTAGCATTGGGAGTCCAGCCTTTAGTTACCAATTCTTCCCCAACTTGAGCAGCCCCGTCCACGGTTGGAACCCCTGTCCCTCTTCCCATTGGAGTTTTTGCATAAGGATCTCCAACCAAGAAAGTCCCTCTTTTGCCTCTCAGCTTCATCAAGAAAGTAATCCAAAGTTCCGCATCTGCCCTATGCATATTCGGAAGAGAAACATCCAAAGACCAAATTTCACCTAAATACTCTTGAGTTTGGGCCGCAAATGTAAAAGGAGAAAGAGTTTGAGCAACAGTAAACAGGCCCCCAAAGCCTAACCGAGTTTGTCCTGTATGCGTTGGCAAACTTAAAGGATAACTAATCGCCATCTAAAACCCCCTGCTTTGTGATGTCCGAACTGCATTGACCGCCCTCTTAACTGCATTATTTTCGGTGGTCTTAAGAGCCGCAATGATCCTATTCTCTACCCCAGGACTTGCCCCTCTTGCATCAATTGAAAGATAAATATTTCCTCCATCACCACCACCAACAGACTTGACCCCTAAATCTCCATTAATCCGAGTTAAAGGTAATATTGCTTCTGGACCCGCTTCACCCATGAGGCCGTTCCTCATTGCTCCACCAGCCGCAAATTGAAAAGCCGTTGGTTGATTTACTATTCCACCCTTAGCAAAAAACGCCATACCCTGTGCCGATTCTGTCGTCCCGCCTCCCCCTGCGCTTACATCAATGTCAGGTAGATTATTTGCTTTTTCCGTGAGAGTGTCTAAGTTTCCCGTAGCTTCTGCCATCTTCTCAGAGAAGCCATCAAGGATATTAAAGATTGCAAAAATTTGATCAGAGCTTAAATTTGCGAAGTCCTCAAAACTGGAAACTCCAATGTCCTTCATCTTTTGAAATTCCGCAGCAGCCTCAGGTCCAAAATTTTGAGCAATAAAATCGGATACGGTTTGGAACTGATCCTCTCCTACCTCAGCAGCTTCTCTGAATGCAAATTCTAAACCTTTTAAACCCGCTCGTAGATTCCCATCTTCTCCAAGATTCTTAGACACAATATTAAAAGCATCTAATATAGAACCTTCTCCAATTAGATCCTCTCTCGCCATCATGTTGACGGTACTTACCCCAGAACCAAATTCCTCTAAGCTAATTTTACCGTCCAAGAAAGCGTCCGTTAACCCCTCTTTGACCTGCTCAGTGGAAACACCCATCCCTTCGAGAAGAGCACTTGTGTTCATTAGTACTTCGTTGAAGTCCTCAGCCCCTTCTAATAATCCACCCGTGAGTAGCCCCGCCGCATCTTCAGCAATTTGTCCACTCGCCCCAAAACTTTGAGCAATGGCCATACCTATCGGGATTGCTTCGCCAGCTAGTTCGCCCCCTTCCTCTCCTGCGACTGGAAGACGATAATCGCCCTTTTGAAAAGAATAAGCCTCGCCAGTTGTCGCAGTTGTAAATTCAGCTTCAGCCCCTAAGCCCGTTTGCTCGAGGACATCTCTAAAAGCGTCCCTACTTCTCTGTCTTGGGTCTTTCCCAGAAGCAAAGTTTAGGTCTAGTGATTCTCCAGCCCAACCACCCCAAGCATCGAAATCGCCACCAGAGAGCAGAGTCATATTCATCACCTGGAACCATTCTTGTTGGAAAAGCTCTCCAAGGATCGGCATATCCTTAGTCGCGCTTCCCATCATATCACCCCATTTCTCATAGAGCGTTTCTTTGGTATCAAGAGCAAGCTTTCCAACAACAGTGTCTGAAAAACTACTGTCTGTCCACTTGTCAATCATCTCACCTAGAGCGAAATTTAGAGGTTTTGCTAGACTTGAATAATCTTCTCTGGTCGCTGTACCTGCCTCAAATTTTGGATTGAGGGCTTCATGTCTCTGAGACGTCATATACGCACCAGCAATAACCGCTAAAGGCCAAGCGGCAGCGGCCCCCGCGCCCGCACCGCTTCCACCAGCCGCGCCACCTCCTACAGCAGTTCCGCCAGCAGCCCCGCCTCCGGCAGTTCCAGAAAAAGCAAGAGTCGTTCCCCCCGCCGTTGCTCCAGCAGTACCGCCCGTACCAGCCGCAGCGGTTCCATAGGCTACCCCCGCAGTCTCCGCAGCGGCCGCTGAGGTAATTGTCGCACCTGCCCCAGCAACCGCAGTTTCGGCAGCCGCGGCAGTTAGCCCTGCCCATTCCGCCACGGATGCCCCGATGGTGGAAAGACTAACTTCCGAACCAGTTAAGTAGGTAGCCGCAGCTGAAATTCCTTCCCAGGCCGTTCCCACTGTGCTTGCCATTTCCCCCCAATCTTGACCACCTCCGCCACCTCCTGTTGCTCCAGTTCCTTTGTCTCCTTCTCCGCTAAAAATGGAGCTAACAAGACTTCCAATCATTCCCCACAATCCACCACCACCGCCACTACCTCCACCTGCACTGCCACCACTACCCGCAAATAATTGACCAACACTTTGCAGAATTGAAGACATGCCAGACATTCCTTGGCCGCCATCTGTTCCAAAAACTTTAGATACAGCAGCAGAAAGAGCTCCCATGACGCCCCCGCCTTTCCCTGAAGTGAAGTTTGCCAAGAAATTCGCGGCAATCTCCATGCCTGTTTTCTTCATTTGGTCTTTCCAGTCTATGGAGATGTCACCCGTGGCAACTCCCATAGCTTCGCGCCAAAAATCAACAGAGTCTTCATGAGCCTCCATCTGTGTCTTCTTGAGATGTTCTGCTCTCTCTTTGTTGACATCCTTCATCGACGCAAGCTCTAGGTCTGCTATCTTTTCAGCTTCGCCCTTGTCTATGTTAAACTTTTCTTGTGCTGCCTTTACGTGTACCGAACGAAGGGCATTTTGATAATTCTGTAAAGCCGATTCATACTCAGCTTGCGAAGCTCCCTTGAGAGATTCGTCTAAAGCCTCCTTCAACGAAGCTAGTTTAATATCTGTCTCTAGCTCCTCGACTGTTTTCTCGTATTCCTCTCTGAGCTTCTTGGCTTTATCCGTAGCCGTTTTCATCTCCTTGGAGACAGTTACCAAATTAGCAGCTTGTTCCTTGAACTTATGTTTAGATTTATCGGAAAGCTTCGTGAGGCTATCTAAGAGGATATTAAACTCAGTAAGACTAAGCTGCCCCTTCTTAACGCTAGTAACCCAATCCTCTATCTTCTCTTTATTCTGAACTAATGCCTTTTGTGATTCTTCTTGAGCAACTTTGTTTTTTACCTGCTCCGCAGTATCAACGACCCAAGCCTTAGCATTCTCGTATAGGGATTTTGTGGTTTCCTGAACTACATTTTTAATACTATTGAAGGTTTCTGTAGCCTGTTGCTGTGAAGCCTTCACCTCGCCATGCTTTCGTTTTACCTCTTCGAGCTTTGCGGAGTACTGATCCATCTCCATCATCAAAGCTCCCATCCCTGGGATTACCGCAAGTGCTTGAGAGTTCTTTTTGAAAAAATCTATTGTATCCCCGATTAAGCCAAAAAAACTTTCAATAGATCTTACTAGCTCATCGAGTTTCATTTTTACGAAATCAGCAAAAGCTCCTATCACCTTGGAAGTAAGAGGGAACTGTTGCCTCAAGGTTTCCATAAGTATAGAAACCGTCTCGCTTAATTTCATAAAAGCACTGCCAGAGTCATCCCCCAACGAAACAAAGGCAGCAGCAAGGGCAGCAATAGCGGCTGTGACCAAGATGACTTTCCCTAAAAGAACCCCTCCGATAATTGCAACAAGCTTTCCAAGGAGTAATAAGACGGGGCCAATCGTACCTGCTAAACCCCCAAAAGTAAGAACAAAGGATTGAGTTTGCGCATCTAGCCCCTTGAACTTTTCAACCAAAGTAGTGAGATAAGTGGATAACTGAAGGACAACAGGAGCCAGCTTTTCTCCTATGACAATCCCAACATCTTGAACCCTATGCCAAAGAAGAGTCATTTGAGCTGTGAAGGACTTTAATTGCTTTTGTTCAACCTCATCCGTAATACCACCCGCCGCCTTTGTGTCTTCTCCATACTGCCTCATAGCCTTTGAAGTCCCCAAAAGAACCTGCGTGAAGGCAATGGACTTGTCAGTTAAACCAAGAGTTAGGAGTAACTCTTTCTTCTTGGCATCACTGGTGTTTTTAAGTGCATTCTCTAAGTCAGCAACGACATCCGCCATCTTGCGAAATTCGTTATTTTGGTCAAAGACCGCAATCCCTAACTTCTTAAATGCTTCTTTATTTTGGAGAGCTTTAGTTTGTAAATCCCTTAAGACAATATTAAAAGCAGTTCCCGCATCTGCCCCTTTGATTCCCTGATCGGCAAATGCAGCAAGAACGGCAACGGTTTCCTCTACCTCCATACCGACCAAACGAGCAGCAGCAGCCGCCTTATTTGTTAGGGCTTCGGAAAATTGCTCAACAGAAGCATTCGCAACCGTGTTTGCTTTGACAAGGACATCACTAATCCTCGCCATGTTCTCTAGGTTTTGACCTGCATCTTTTACGGTAAGCCCTAATGCCGATTGAGCATCAGTTAAAAGGTCGGTAGCTCGTGCCATGTCAAAAGCACCAGCTTGAGCAAACTTGGCAGTCTGACCAAGAGCTTGAACAGATTGTGCAGCAGTTAATCCCGCACTAGCTAAAAAGTAATATCCCTCAGCCGCTTCTTTTGCTGAGATGGTCGTTGTTCTCGCCACTTCCCTAGCAGTATCAGACATCTTACTTTTCATTTCATTGGAAAGGTTGCCCATGATTGCCATCGACTTAGTCATGGCATCATCAAAACCCGCAAAGGCTTTTACAGAAGCACCGCCAACAGCAGCAAGAGGAAGAGTAATTGAACGAGTAAGACTTGAGCCTATCCTTTGAAAATTCCTACTGACAGACTTCATGCGTCTGTCGAGTTGCTTCATCCCCTTTTCAAATCCAACGGTGCCCGCAACAATGTCAATCAGGATTGAGCCTACTGTTTTACTCGCCATTATTGCCCCCTAGCTTTTTGCTCATTTTGTTTTTGGGTTTGCACTCTCAACATATCCCTTTCCCGCTGTTTTCTGTCTGCTATTTCGTTACCTCTTTCTTTGTTCTTGGCCTCTAGCATTGGATGCAGAATACCCTTAACAAAACTGAACAATTGCTGAGGAGTTCTCTCGGGAGCATTCTCCTTGGTGACTGTTAACAAAGCAAAATCAATCGGCTTAGGAGCAGGAGAGCCCTTCTTCCGATTTGGAGCAGCGATCACACAACGAGTATAACTAGCTTGTAAGTCCTCTAATCTCAGCCGTTCTTCATGCCTTTTAGATATAGCAGAGAATTGAGCAGGAGTTAAGGTATAAAAATCATCTTTACTTAACCCAAAATCATACATCGCCATCGCTAAAAGCTGAAGGAAATCTACTCGTCCGTCTTCGTCTCTGGTTTCTTCAAAGATATTTTTTTTTCTGTACCCTCTTCTCCCTTTTTCTCTTTGCTTTCAGGATCTACATCGGGAGTAAGATTCTTAAAAGCCTCTTGAATTACCAGGGGAATCTTGGTCAACTCTTGGAACGGGATCGCCTTTCCTAGTTCGTCAATGTCCAAAGTGGGGTCATCGGTAATTAAAGCAGACCAAACAAAAGCTAATAAGTCTTCAGGGTTTGGCGTTCCTGTAAACAAGTCGCCCGTGAGGATGTTCTTCCCTGTCTTTTTTTGAAATTGGCAAAGTCCGAAGAAGTTAAATTTCAAGGTTCGGACTTTGCCTCCAATTTCGATCGATATATCGGGAACGACTTTTTCAGCGTTGATTTCTTTCATTGTGTACCTATTTAATGTTTCTTGTTATTATCCGCACAAACTAAAATTGATTTATACGTCTCTTAATACTTGACCAGTTATGTCTATTGTTACATCCGCAGTAATCATGTCTGCCATTGGAACCGCAGGCGAAATGCCTGTAATAATACCCTCAATCTCCCAAACAGTATTGAGAATATCAGTCCAATGAATACGGAAATTTGACCTCTCCCTTGTTTCATACACTGCAAACAAGTTTTTGTGATTTGGGTTATCTACAAGAAAGTTCATACTGAATGTAAGCTGTCCAGCATCCAAGAAAGTAACAAGCTTTTCTCGATATGCGCCAGGAGACTCGTTATGAGTCGCATCTGCGATTTCAGATGTAAACGAACCAGGATTGATGTCTTTTACTTCTGCAACAGTAGTAAAAACCTCATCGACGCCATTCGCCAAAGGAGCTTGAGCAAAGGTAGCAACTGCACCTGAACCATCCCCTTGAAGAGTCGCACGAATTAAATCCCAAACCTCATCATCCGCATTCAGAGCTTCAACAATTTCCTTAGCTGTCGATGTCGGAACACCAATTGCACCAACAGGAACAACCGTGATGTCAGTCCCGACGACTGAAACCACAATCACAGACGATGCCGCAGCAGTATCAATTTCAAACTGAATACTATCTCCCGCAACCCCTGCCTCCTGTGCTATTAAATCGATCCCCGAAACTCCAGAACCAACCGCAAGCGTTGACGCTGTTCCGCCATCTGAAAGTTTAACCAGGGTTCCGAACCCCGTATTCCCTCTAGTGCGTGCCATAGTAATTTCCTCATAAATAAAGCTTAGTAAATATTAAAAAACTTCTTGCTATGTGCTACTAAGTAAGTTAAAATAAATAAAAGGTAATATCTCATGTCAAAAAATAAAGAATTAGAAACTAAAACACTATCTTTCAAAGTTAAGCCATCTTTGTATGACGAACTACGCATCGTCGCAGAAGAACAGGACATCTCACTTAGTAAGCTCATAAAAAGATCAGCAAAATATTATATATGGAAATTATCACACGAAAAGACGCCATTGCACAAGGTTTAAAACATTATTTTACGAGTAAACCCTGTAAAAATGGACACATCGCTCCCCGATTCGTGTCCAACAGTCGATGCTCTATTTGCTTACGCGAATATAAAACAAAATGGAGACAGGGAAATAAAGAAAAAACAAAGGCGCAATATAAAAGAGATAATGCAAAACGGCATGACAAAGAGTATAAAGAATCCCAAAATACTCTAAAAACGGAAATTGAAAAAGCGAAAAAAGAAGCTCTCCAGAAAGGATTGCCCACCTACAATATAAAAAACAAATGCGTAAATGGTCATTTATCACCCCGTCGCATTTATGATGATAAATGCTGTAAATGTGTTCATGAAAGACAAAAAAAATATAAAGAAAAGAATAAAGAAAAAACAGCAGAAGATAATCGTATTTGGAGAAAAAGAAATAAAGAAAGCCAAAAACAATACCACGGAGAATATTATCAAAACAATCGAGATTATTTAATTGAAAAACAAAAAGAAAACGACAAAAAAAGACGTCCCAAAATAAGAGAATATAATAAAAAATATCAAAAAATTTATAAAGAAAGATATCCAGAACGACTACGAAATCAGGGAAATAAAAAATATGCAAGAAGGAAAAAAGCAAAAATCAATACAATAGCATCAACCTCGATTAAGCAAATGCTCATTTCCCAAAATTACAAATGTAACAACCCCCACTGCCAGAAAGACATCTCAACTGATTATCACATTGATCATATTGTTCCAATAGTGACAGGAGGAGAACATAAGATAGAAAACCTTCAATTGTTATGTCCTTTTTGCAATTGTTCAAAAGGAGCCAAGGATTGGGGGAAATGGCTTTTAGAGCAAAGAGAAGAATCTAAGGAATTGGCTTATGCCAAATAATAAAATCCATTTCTCGGCCATAATTCTTCCCCTCAGTATCGTAAAACCCTCGTTCGTCATCAAGGAAGATGGCCCCAACTCTCTCCGTCCCTATGTCACCTCTAAAATTGTCCAAAATATCTTCTAATACTTCGGCAATCTCTCGGCATATCTTATTCGATTCTCCAATAATATTGAACTGAATCCTGGGATAAGCATACGTATATCCATCGATTGTCCTATCTCTTGGAGTCGAGATTCTTTCATACGTCACACTTGGTAAGGTCGGGTCTTGTGGAAACTTGTCAGGATATAACCTTGTTCCAGCCAAAGCGGTAAAGGAGGCCTGTGTCGTCACATATCCATAAATCGCATCTTCAATCATATGAATTTAGCTCCTGGCATTTTGCTTCTTACGTATTGCTGAACACCTTTCTTGGTTGCAAAAGCGATGATTTGCTCAACGGCTGTCCTCCTCTGATCAAAAGCTGGACGCATAAAAGGGAAAGCCCTGGTTCTTCTCCCTATTTTCTTTGGTTTTCGTCTACCTAAACGAGCTGGTACCATTACGGTAATC